CTAATCCGCTAGATGACGTTGAATAGTTAATGTCAACCTCTAAATCTAAACTTAATCCAGCAAAGTCCAAGAAAATTGGCTTTGATATAATTGGCTGGTCGGTCTCTTCTCCGTTTGGCATAAATCGAATGTCCCAGGAAACGCCTTGCTCGTCGTCGTAACCAGTTTGGGACGGAATATTATTTGGAAAAATTTGTATTACTGGCGTGTCAGGATCGGGAGTAATTGTCCAATCGTAAAGCTTATAAGGCCCCTCTTGAAACCAACTAGATTCGTTTAAGCTTTCGCCATTTGTTATTATTGACTGACCCAAATCGCCCTGTTTAACGGTAAGTTTTTTTATTGGCCTTTGGTATTGCAAAAGCTGGTCGCCGTCAACTGGAATCCAAGTTGTATTGGCTGTGTCTTGGTCGCCAATTATTTCGCTTTGCAAACTTTCAAAATAATTAAACATAATCGTATTGGCTCCAGTATCTGCAACCCCTACAAAAGTGTTTTCGCCAAATGTAATGTCTCTATAAGTATTTAAACTAGGCGAGGCCGTGGCGGTCCAAGTAATGGCGTCAGTTGAATAATAAATTCGATTAGCTCCCGATTCAGTTAGTCCAACAAAGTAGCCGTTTCCGTAAGTTATTCCAACGGCATTAAAATTTATATTTGCTAAGTTCCAAGTAATTCCGTCACTTGAATAACGATAACCAGTTGTAAATTTTCCGTTTCCAAAAAAAACAGTTTGAGCGTTCCAAGCTAAATTCCTTTGTGTCCAAGTAATGCCGTCGGTTGAGGTCATAACATTTCCGCCAGTAACTCCAGCGCCGCCAGTACTAACCGCAACAAAAACACCGTTTCCGTATGCCACGCTAGTAAAATCGGCATTCATTGGCGTTGATCTACTTGTCCAATTTATTCCGTTAGGTGAAGTCATAACTCGGTTACCCGTCCCAGTTCTAGCAACCGCAACAAATAAACCATTGCCATAAACAACGCCTTGCCACCACAAATTAGCCGCTGGAGTTCTACTTGTCCAACTTATTCCATTTGTTGAGGTAAATACATAGGCCGTAGGCACGCCAGGGGACCCAACATTTGCAAATCCAACGCCTACAAATAAACCATTTCCAAACGTTATGGAATCAACTTGCCAGCCTCCGCCAGGTATTGATTCCTCCCAATTTATACCGTCAAAAGAATAGGCCCTAAATGCTGAAAAGCTGGCAACAAAAATGCCGTTTCCATAGGCGACGGTTTTGTAAGCATAATCAACGGTTAAATTTGTCCATTGAGTAATTGCCGTGCTTATGTTATTTGGGAAACTTTCAATTACTGACCCATCAACGTAGCTATGTACATAAATCATAGTCCCCTGAATGTTTCTTGCAATCGGTCGCTGAATTAACCAACGCCCGTTTTTTTGTAGCAAAATCCAGCCAAATGTGCGACAAATTTCCAGCAAGAAATCGTAAGCGTTTATTTGTAATTCGTCAAAAGTAAAGTCTTGGACAAGTAATTGTTCGCCAGCTGTCTGGTCAAATATGGATTTTGTATTGTCCATTACAAGGCCCTCGTATAGATCATTACAAACCTCAATATCTAGCTCTAAATCCAAGCGGTTTAACGTCTCAAAAATAAGGCTACCAAGTTCGGTGTCTACACTTGGACCAACCAAGTCAACTTCTTTAAGTTGCGCCAATCCATCCGTTGCCGTTACGACAACTGGGTAAGGTGGGTCTTGGAATGGCTCGCCAGTAATGTCGTTAAGTAAGTAGCCTTTAAAGACAACATTGCCCTCGAATTTATGCACAACTAAAAACTCGCGATCCGAATAACTAAAGAAATTCCTAAAATCTGTCGTGTCAGTTGAGTAAAAAGAAATCGTAAACGTTGTGGACATTATTGGCGTTGTAATGTCCTCATTGTCTTCGCGCTCGTATTTATGCGTCGCTGGTTGCTCGGTTGCAATTAATTCCGTGGAGGCGCCAACAAAACCGTCCTGGTAAATTTCAACTAGGTTTGCGTAGTTGTCGACGTCCTTAAATGGTATTGTATATTTTAGACCGTATGCCATTGTTTAGAATTTTCTTGCCCTTGTTTTATTTGCTCTGTTCAACGTGCCAACCAATGAGTCGCCGCTAATCGTAAAGGTAACGTTTCCGCCCATCATGTTTTGCAATTTGCTCAAAGGTGCAATAACTTCGGGATTTGTTCGAGCTCCTGTATATTCACCAACTAGCGCGGAGGTCGGACCGCTTACAATTCCACCATTTGCAAACGGCGTAAGTCCGCCAATGCCCATCGATTTACCTCCTTTTAACAAAGCACCAAAACCGCTTTTGGCTCCAGCCGCTTTACCAGCTGACATGACCGCGCCGCCTGTTAAAATGTTTAAAGTTATTGCCGCAGCAATGGCCGCAGCAAATCTTAAAACCATTTGTTTTAACGCATCGAAAATGCCTTGAAAAGATATTTTACCAGTCTCGGCAAGTTGTCCAAGTGCTTGGCCAAACAAATCCCCAACCATTAAAGCTGCGTTCATGTTTTGAGCAACCAAAGCCGTTTCGTTAGCTAATTGAGTTTGAGCGGCATTATATGCTTGTAATCTTACAACTGCATCCTCGGGTATTGTAATGCCTGGCATTGTTAAAGCAATTTGTTTATTCATTGCTAAAATGCTTGCCGATGCGTTTTGAATCATTGTTAAACGCTCGGGACTCATTTGTTTCGTTTGGTCGGTTGGTTGTCCGCCAAAAGCATCCCTTTGGCCCACCTTTTCAAGCGTTGCGTTTTGATTCTTTAAAAACTCTTCAGATTCTTTGCGTAATTGCTTAATCCTTTGCTCGTGAGCCTTTTGTCTTACGGCCGCTTGCTTTTCAACCTCAGCCGTGTTGATTTTAGTTTGTTGCGTTGTTGTGGCCGTTGCGCTTGCTAGTAATTGCTCCGAACTTGCTTGCTCTTTTCTAAGCTTTACATAAGTTTGAAACAATGCCTTTGAATCCTCAACGCTATGACCCAAACGAATCATTTCGTTTAAGAATTTTGTTTGAGACGTTCCAGCCTCTAAAGTTGAAAGGCTTAAAGAGTCAAACTCGGTAGCAACGTCCTTAACTGTCCTGGTTAAATCATTGGTCGAATCGTTTACCCTTAAAATGTATTCCCTTGCATCGTCGCTATCTTCGGCAAGCGTTTTAAAAGGATTCATTAATTCAATAATTTCTCCCATATTTCTAAGGGAAGAAATCACGTTATTTAGGTCTTTAACAAACCAGTTAATAAAGCCGCTGGAAGAGTCGCCAATATTTTTAAATAGCTGGGTAATATTGTCCTCTAAGTTTGAAATGGCACCGCCAGTAGTTGCAGCAATAGCCTCCATTGATCCTGAAACACCTTCCAAGTTCCCAAGGCTTAATAAATATTCTTGTATCGCCTTGTCAGATTTGGCAACCTCGGTTGTTATTCCTTTAAAAGTAAATTGTACAACGTCGCCCTGGGCCGATGCTTTAATTCCAAACTCTTTTAAACGCTCAAATTCGCCTGTTTGCGCGTCAAGTATTGCCTCTGTTAATTGGTCGAATGATTTACCAACCGAGCTTGCAAGGTCGCCCATTTGTCGCATCTGTTCCATTGTTGGAACAAAACCGCGGTTGGCTAATTTTACAAATGAGTCGGTTAATTCGTCAACTTGAAAAGGTGTAGTTGAGGCAAAATCTACAATTTGATCCATTGCCGCTTTTGCGGCTGAATTACTACCTAAAGCCGTAGTTAGTACGGCCTCCATCTTTTGAAATTCAACGGTAGTGTCTAGGATTGCCTTGCCAAAAGAAATAAGTTGATCAACTGCAAAAACGCTGGCCAAAGTTTTACCAACGTCCGAAAAAGCGCCCGACATTTTTTTAGTCGAGGCAATCGATTCGTCGTTGGATTTTGTAACGCTTTTGCTTATTCCGTCAACCTCCGATTTTAACTCGGACATTGCTTTATTAAAGTCCTTTAATTGCGCGACAATGTCAACGTTTAATTTTGCGCTCATTGTATTTTGTTTGTTGTGGTGTCAAAAATGGCTTCTTCTTCAAATTTAAGGTTTTGCCATTTAAGTCCAATTTCATAGGCTTTTGCCTTTTCTTCAGCGGTTGGAATTACAATTGGTTTGGCATCTAATAAAGGAATTTTCCAGTACTTATCAGGCTTGCGAATTAAGTCGCTTTTTTTAGTGACATTGACGTTGTTTAGTTGCACCCAAATAGTTCTAAATAAATTCTCCTCTTTGCTTTGCCTCATTTGGTAACCATAAGCAATGGATTGATACTCGGCAAAAGACATAAAATAAAAAGAGTCAGGCGCAATGCCCAACTCCCCGATTGCGTAATGCAAAATATCGTTAAAAGTTATTTTTTTTTTGACCCTCCAGCGTCTTCGCTTGGGTAATCGACTTTGGTAATGGAGCTTATCCCTTGCATAATAACAACCATTACTTTACTAATTTCGTCGGTTGCATTCGAGTCGACCCAGTCAATTACATCGTCAAAAGTTAAAGTAAATTCCTTTTCCTTGTAAAGCGCGTCAACGTACAAAGCCGCGTAAATAAACTTAGCAATTGATTTAATTTGGCCAACGCCTGGCTTGGTTAAAGCCTCAATTGTTTCTTGGACGTCATAGCCAAGGCCCTCGCTAAAATGCAACAAAGCACCCATCCCAAATTTAACAGGATAGGTGCCGCCATTAATTGTAATAATTGTTCTGCCTGTGTGATTCATAGGCGAAATATAATACTAATTAAGTAGATGCTGGTACTACGGTTGCTTTTAGTAAAGGACCTTTTCCTGTAAATTCTACGGAATAAGTAACCGCGGCCTCCATTTCAGCTGAAACGCTGATTGATGCAACGCTAGCGTTTCCGTAAAATACAAGGTCGCCAGTGACGTTGGTGGTAAACTTCAACGCTACAACGCTACGTCCGCTTAAAAGCGTGTAAAGATCGCCAACGTTATTAACGTCATCAAATTGCACAAGTCCGTCGGTAGAAACAGACCAATCGCGAAGACCAGCGATATGGTCGGCCCATCCGCCATCGTCTTTGCAAGTTGCATCCGCAAGGTCAACGTTTACGGATAATTCAGAAGAGGTTGCGCATCCAATCATAACGTTTCCAAGGTAAACGTTTAAAAGGGTGCCATTAAATTTGCCAGCAGTTGCCATATTTTTGTGAGTTTAATTCTAATTTTTTTTAAAAATAAAAGGACTTTGAATAATTGCAAAACAATAAATTTTAAGTGTAGACTAAAAAGTTGCCGTCTTGATCTATAATTATTTCAAATAATTCGTCAACAATAAAGCGCTCGGCTGGTAAAATCGTTGGATAAAGTCCGCCAACACCTTTAAAGGTTGCGGATATTGTTGCAACGTTTTCCATAGGAGCCGACTGGCTTAACGACTCAATCATTGCCAAACCTATAAAAGTTAAATTGTCTTCTTGCCCAGCTGACAAATAAATGCGCTCACGATTAACGTAAGCATTAAATAAATCTCCAAATGAAAAGCCGTCTTGAATGTATAAGGACTCGCTAGATAAAGACCAAGACGCAAGTCTTGATATATGGTCCGCAAAAAATCCTGACTCGTTGCTTGTCCTATCAAGTTGTCCCATTTCAGCGGACAACTCGTAACTTGTTGACTTAGCAACCCTGTTAAGTCCAACGGTGACAAATAAAGCCGAGCCGTTTACCTTAGCCATTTATCCAGTTTTCAATTGTCATTATTTCACGGTGTACAATATTTGTGTCCGTAATGCTTGAAAGGCTAGTTTGTTGTATAAGCTTTGCCGTTACAATTTTGCCAACCTGTAAAGCCAAATAATTCTCGGGATAAAGACAAACAATTTGTAAAATAGAGTCGGCAATTAGATCAGCGTCTAGCCTCCCATAGGGCGCAACCTTAGCCGTCACAACGTCCAAAGTTATTGTGGTAATGTAATTATAGTCTGTGTTATCCTTGTCGTCCTCCTGGGTCTGATTCCCTATAATAATGTAAGGAAATTGTGCGGTATCAGGCGCAAAAGTATCGTAACAAGGTACTAGCAAACCTTTATAATTAATCGTATTATTTAAAGCCGTCCAATATGCCTTTCGAATAAATGGTTTTATATTTCTCATTTTTCTATTAATTTTTTTAAGGTGCGCTCGATATTTTTTGGCAACTCATTTCGTTGTTTAAAAACTTCGGGATAAAAAAACGGTCTTGCTGGCAAGTTAACCTCTTTAATTCCGTCGCCTTTAAATTGTGCGGCAAAATCGTTTAACTCCGCTGGGACTTTAACCCTGGTACCAGTTCCAAATTCAACGTAAGCCGCGTAATTTGAGCCAACCTCCACGCCTCCAGTAATTTCGTTTTTAGTTACTTTTATTGGCGTTGATTGTATGCTATTTTTTAGCGCGCCAGTATCAACGGCCACATTGCTTGCCGCCTCGCTTTCAATTGCCAATAATGAATCCTCCACCTCCGCCCGTACATAGTCAGAAACCTGATCCTCTAAGTTTTTTAAATACTTATAAAAAGTATTAAGGCTTTGTTTATTAAATTCAACGCTTAGCATTTATACTCGTTCGGTTGCTATAATTTTAATTAATCGGTCGTATTCTTCGACGTTATTTATTTCGCTTATTACAAAAGTCCTTTGATTGTAAATAATATGCATTGACTTTGTAACTGTCACCAATTCATTTTTCCTTATTAAAATTTCCCATTGATTTTTAATAACCATTTGGTCCTCGCTATTTTGCCGCGCTCCGCTAAGATTTGTAACTTTTGCCCAGCAAATATAAATCACGCTGGCAGTTGTATAAAATCCGCCGTAACCGTCACCAAATAAATTTGGATTTAAAAATTGGATTCTTTCGCGCAAATCGCCCGCTTTAATTTGTTTATTAGTTCTCACGCGCCAAACCAGTTATAAGTTTTATAAGGCATTAAAACCGCTTTAACACCTAAAGGCGATTCGATAGCCTGTAAGTCGCTAAAATCCTCACGACGTTCGTAAAGCGTATTAACCATCATTTTAACGGCAAGCTTAATATCCTCGGGAACGGTTGTAAATCCAGCAATGTAAACCATCTTAAATTTGTAAGATTGGGCGCCGCCTATAATGTTAATCTTTGGAAATAATCCAACGTTTAACTGGTAATTTAAAGCGGTCTCCGCGTTGTTTTGGTCAAGCGTTACAACCTTAGTGACATCGTTGGCCGCAATTAAAGGACCGTAAGGAATTTGCCATTGGTAGGGAAATCCAAATGATTCAATCGTTACTGTCTTGCGAATAATTGCCTTGCCCATGTACGACTCGCAATGTAGGCGCGCCACTTTTATAAGACTAGTAATTAAAGTGTCCTCGGCTGCTCCGTCAATTCTAGCGTATTCTTTTGCCTCTGCCAATGTAATTGGCTCGGTAACTGGCGCCACGTCTGCAAACTGGATGGAATATCCTGTAAAATTGCCATTGGTTGGACTATATAGTAAATCACTCATTGTATTGTTTTTTTGCTTTGTCAACGATAAAATTAAAGAATCTTTCTAGTTCTTGGTCTTGGTATTTAAGCCGCTCCTCTGCAAGGTTGCGCATTATGTTTTGGTGAAAGTCGTATAAAATTTCGTCGCTCATCAACTCGTCAATCTTTGCAGCCATGCCGTCTATGTCGTCACGATCAAAATAAAGACCAGCGGCGCCAAGACATTCCTTTAGGCCGTCCGTAGGAGTGCAAATAACTGGCAGTCGATTAATTGCCGCCTCCAAACCAACGCGCCCATAGGACTCGTAAAATGAGGGCACAAGCACAATGTTTGTTTTGCCATAGATTAAATGAACGTCAGGAGTTTGCGCGACATACTTTAAATTTTTTAGCGTGTCGTCCATGATTTGCTCGCCATAGCTTCCAAGCACGCCAAGAAATTTGCGCTTAGGTAATCGCTTGGCCAGCTCAATTAAAATCTGACCGCCTTTATTTTCGTTGCAATTAATAAGGGTAATGTATTGCCCATGCTTGCGGTTGTACTTTACATCCTCGGGAAAAATTGGCGGCTTACAAACAATGGAATCATTTGGATAAGCTCCGTTTTGTAAATTCTTTTCGTTTGCTTTGTTGTTGTAAACAACGTGAATGTTTTGCGATTTAAACCTTACATTTCTGTAATCGGAATCGTTATGGCTTAAAAAAATCAATTGCTTTTTAAATTGCCTTGCCCAATTAATTGCAACGCCTGTATTGTCTAGGTGCGTAAATATCACGCTTGCATTTTGTAAGGCTAAAAAAAAGTCGTTTGAATAATAGCCTGTAATAAACTTAATAAATGCAAACTTTTCGCCCTCGGGATAAATTTGGCCCTCAGGTAAAATCACTTCAATACTGCATCCTTTTTCGTTAAAATATTTGGCGTAATGTTGGACAGTCCACTCGGCGCCCGAGTTATGAGTTCCCGCCCACGCGTGTACAAAAAAAACGATATTCATGTTTTTTATTTTTGATTTCGATTAAAGGTATTGATTTATAGATAAATAAAAAAAGGCCGCCAATATTTGGCGACCCTTTTATAAACAAACACCTATTTTACTTATACCGCGGAACCGTTAGCCAAAGCGGCTGCAAATGTTCCGTAAACAATTGATTGAGACGTGTAAACTGCCAAAGCAATTCTCTCCTCAACGCGTACGGTTACAAAGTTCTTGGTTACGTTGTCTGCGTCTTGCTCGAAGAACTCCAAAGTTACGCCCTGACGAACAAACAACTGGGAACCAAGTGCAAAGTCTCCAACAAAGAAATCGCCAGCAACAACTCCATTGATTGCGTAAACTGGAACGCCCAAGATAAACATTTGACCGCCTGACATATTAACGTAAGTTGGCAAAATGTAACTTCCTGTCGATTCCTTAGTAGATACCAACTGCAAGTAATCAGATGGATTGATCATAATTGCATTTGGCGCGTATTCGTTCTTAGTAGTTTGAACAACCGCAGATGCAAGAACGTCAAATCTGTTAATTAGAGTACCAAATTTAACAGTTGTCCAAGCTGATCCGTCTGTTGCGAAACCGTGCAAGTTTTGACCGCTTCCACTTCCGTAAAGCAATTGGGTATCTTCAACGTTCAACAATTTGCTTGGCGCACGGCTAGAAAGGTAAGCAATCAAACCAGGGGTGTCGTCCAACATTTCTTTTGTCAAACGCATGAAAGTAGGGATTGTACGGATTGAACGATCAACCGCAGTCAAATCGAAATCAGATTGAGGCTTTGCAGAACCTTGCGCGGTTGGAGCCGCAGCGTTGTCGTATGCAGATTCGCGTACGAAACGGATAAGGTTAGAGCTAGTCTGTCCAACTGGCAACAATTGACGAACGTTAACCTTACGGTTAGGAACGAACTTCAAATCAGGTACGCGATCCGCTGGGATAACTTCGCCAGTATAAGCGTTTCCAACTGTCATGTCAGAGCCTTTCAATTCAAGGTCCAACTTTACTTTGTTAGCGTTTCCGCTTTTGTAGTTTCCAAATGCGTCAGAGTTAAAAGCTTTCTCTAGTTCGCTAGAAAAAGAATAACTTTTTTGAGCGCTTGCGAAACCCGCCTGGGTGCGTGCATCTACGCCGTCAAGCTGAGCCTGAAGAGCGGTTGCTTTTTCGTTTAGCTTAGCGGTTTCGGCAGAAAGATTTTTTCTGAATTCTTCGCCAGCTTCTTTCATTGACTTTACGTCGGAAATCAACGCCTCGTTGCCTTCCAATTTTGCCAATACTGAATCTAATTGATTTTTAATAGCTTCCATTTTGTTTTTAGATAAATTTTTTAAGTTTCGGTATATATTCAAATTCTAAGGCCATTGCTATGCTCGGGTCTTGTTCGCTTACGAATTGAGTTGCCTCGGATTCCACGGCCAAAACTGATTTTAATTGCAAGTCCTTTAAATGTTCTTCGATTTGTTTTAAGCAAATTTCAAGTTGTAACATTGTTTCGTCGGTAACGTCTCCTTTTCTAAGAAGGTTGCCAAATTTAACAATCATTTCCTCGCTCTTTGGTAAATCCCAGCCTTTCATTGATTCGATTGGCGTGTTTGCGTTGGCTCCCCAAGTAACAGTTGAACCCTCCCAAAGTTTAATCTCTCTTATCTCTCGGTAACCGCTTTTATTGTCGCTCTTTACAATTTCAAATCCAACGCTATGCTCGTTAAAAACGCCCTCTTTGTAGAGCTTTATTACGTCTTTGCCGTAACTGGTTTCCGTAATCTTTGAAGTAAAGCGCAAGCCTTTCGCGTCTTCCATTAATTCCATAGGCTTTGCCAATGGCATCAAAGGGTTATGCTGAAGTAAGTGCATGATTCGATTGCGGCCCATTGGTCCATTCTCTGCAACTGTCTTCTTGTAAGCGCCTGACACGATAACGTCGCCGTCGGAATCAATATTGTTAAACGCGGAAAAATATCCCGTAACGATTCCTTTAACGTCGTCGACGTCCTCAATTATTCCCTCGCTTAAATTCTTGTAAATCATTGCGTGTTTTTTTGTAAAAATAAAAAGGTTAAAAAAAAATGCAAACCAATAAATTATTGATTAATGAAATGCATTGCTCTCGCCTCGCTATCCTCAAAGATACTTGTATAATTTTTATAACCGCCTTCAATGTCGCTTTCGCTTGGTCGCTGGTAAGACAGAAAAGGAACGCAAATATAAGAGTTACCTTTTGGATGGACTATTGTCCTAAAATGTTCGTCAATTGGTATAGTTAAATCTAATTCTGCCATTTCCTTTGCAAAGCGATACGAGTACAAAATGCCGTGAGTTGTCCACGATCCATAAGTGCGAACCAATTGATTGCTGACGCGGTCAAGTCTTGAATCTTTAATATTGGCGCCGAGCATTAACATATCCCAGTCAGGCGGCAAATCCTTTATTGCATTTTCTAAACTTGTTGCCCAACCTCGGTAAGTCGCGTCGTCCTCAAAAATTAAAACGTCGCCGTCGCATTCTTGAAAAATCTTTTTAAATGTTTGCCACAATCCAAGCCAACCCCATTCGTGTTTAATTGCGCTTACTCTTATTAAATTAAAGTGCGGTGCCAACTCTTGCATTGACGCGCGCCATTTGTCTTTGCGCTGATCTAAGTTAATAACGTAAGCAATCATTTTCTCAATGGCAATCCGTCAGCGTCTCTCATAATTCTAAAAACAACTTTGCAGCGGCAATTACATATTTGGTTCGCGCCAGCACCTTGGGAGCCGTCGCCTGGTTGTCTCATATCGTTACCTCCAACAATAAAGTTTTGGTCAAAAGGAATCCAAGGCTTTGCCCTCATTTCTGCATGATCGGGACGCGT